ACGTCTGACGGCGTTGACCGTACCTGGAGCAACGCTGAGCTGGAAGACCTTGTGAACTTGGCCCTGCCTGACATCTCTCGGGCTTACCCTCGCGAGCTTGTGTCTACGGTTGCCGTACCTGAGATCGTTACCTCCTTCCAGGCAATCAGCATCTCACTACCATCAGGCATGGATTCCATCATCCGCATTGACGCCCTCAAGTACCGCATTGATACCAATACCAGCCCGATCAAGGAGTGGTACGACGTTAACGACACACTAGATCCGGGCAACGGATGGGGCCCGTACAGCGGCTGGGAGCTTCATGGCTCCACGATCTACCTGCAGCCCGGGCGCATCGCCCCAAGCACATCCCACTTACGTGTGGTAGGATATGGGGATTGGACTGTGGATACGCTTGACGTCAACGCTGAGCAGGCTGTACGATTCTTCGTCCAGGCTGAGGCGTTCTTCAAGCTCATGGCTGACCGCACGATGTTCCAGCAGTGGCAGGTAAACTCTGGCGCTACGGACGTTTCGGTGCCCATGATCACGCAGAACTACACAATTGCACGCAACCGCTTTGATCGGTTGATGTCAAGAATCCGTAAGATCCGGAGGGTTGGCTGATGGATTTCAATAGGCCTATTAGGATTCAGACCGGAACGAACACGTTCCTGGACCTTAACTCCCTAGCTGGCGTCCGCGTTGGTGCGGCGCCAGTTTCAGGGTTTAAGGTTGAGTCGGCAAGCTACGCGTCAGTTTCTGCGCAAGGGTTCATTGACAAAGCAGCCTTGCGAGACGGGTCGACTGTGACCGAGGCGTACCTTGGCACTAGGACTATTGATATGTTGGTCTCCGTATACGGTGAAACGATGGGAGACTTCTGGGACAAGCTAGACGAGCTCACAGCTGCCATGCAGCCGATGCCGCTAGACTTCTCAGCCGACTTCGGTGTACGCGCCCTGCGATTCTACCAGCCAAGCTGGGAGCTGGCAGCAGACTTCCCAGGCGGGGTAGAGCTAGACATGCGCTGCCGGCCTGCTGCTCTGCCGCAGTACAACGTAGGCCGCCGCAACTCTATCGGCAAGGACTCTGACGGATTCTCGCAGCCAGCTACGATTCGCTTTATTGCTCCGAACCCGAGGAAGTACCTGACCTCGTCCAAGTCCCTCAGCACTGGCACGGCCACGCACAGGGGCTCAGCGACCGTCTACCCGGTGCTCTCAAAGACGTCGTGTACGGCTGGTGATACTGTGACCTTCGCGTGGTCTGGTGGCGGCACGTCAAGCACGGTGCAGGCCACGGTCATTGAAACAGGAACAATAAGCATTGACACGGACACGATGCAGCAGACCAACTGCCGGATCGTCCACGCCAATACTTCAGGGGATTTCCTGGTCTACCCAGGCACCGTGACGATTGGCGATACCAACACAGCTAACGCAACACTGACATTTACGGAGGCTTGGCTTTGAACAGTAGCGTCAGGATTCGGATCTTTGATATCAATCCTGCCGACCGTGGTGTCGGCAATGAGATTTGTGTCATCTACGACGCAAAAAATATCGGGTCTGAGGTCTACGCTAACGACGTAGGGAGCGCCTTCTGGACGTTGCCGATTGACCACCCTCTCGTTCCAGACTTGATCCCACTGCGCAGGCACTACAAGATTGAGCGCAAGAGTGGCAATAACTGGGTGCTCATTGGGGCTGGGCTCCTGTCTGCCTACGACGCCACCAATGACGAGATTGTGTACGAGGGCATGGACTACATGACCATGATGAGCATGCACTACACGAAGCTGGTAGGGCCTGAGTCTGGCTCTGAGACCGCCATTCAGCGTCCAGAGGCGGATTCAACCAGCGAAACCATTGACACGACAATCTACGCTGCCAGGTCTGCCTCAGTCCTTACGGACGGCTCTGCCGATCCAAAGCTGTGGAACGCCAACGATGCCGAGAAGCATATCCCGCTCGGGGTCGTGTTTAGCACGGCTAGCATCATTGCTTGGAGCCTGAGCTCTACTACTGCGAGGGTAACGTACAGCGGTGTGTCTACATCGTTTTTTGCAGTAAACGATTATGTTTTTATCTACGGGAATTCCCAAAGCAGGATCAACGGCACAAGGCAAATCACTGCCGTTGGGACTTTTTCTGCGACATCTGGGTACTTTGACTTCACCACTACAGCTGGATCAAGTGGTGGTGGCGGGGCAGGCGGCACCGTAACCTTCGCCAGGTACGTCTCCAGGGGCTTCGTCAAGTTTGAGCTTCCTGCGAATCTGGATGTAAACTCCACTGTGACCAAGGCAGATCTTATTCTGTATCAAACAAACGAGAGTGGGGACCACACCATTCCGGACACAACCCCAGGCGACTTGCGGATTAGGCGTGTAAACACTAACGATTGGACGACAGAGCAAAGCGTCGGCGCAGAAAACTCATGGGGCAACGCTGGAAATACTCTTGACTGGTCGACCATGAGCGGGGACACCGTATCCGCTTCTGAAGTGTCGTACAACTCGCATACTAATGTGCACCTTACCAAAATCACAGCTAGCATCACGTCTATTGTTGACGACTGGAAAGACACCCCAGCGCTGAACAAAGGTCTTCAGTTGAGAAACACTGACGAGTCTATTGTCTCAAACGGGTTCACGCTGGCCAGCACTAAGTACAGCGCATCGTACCGTCCGGCCTTGGCTCTTACCTATACAGCGGTAACGAACCCAGCGACCAACGTTAATGTCAATGGTCTTTCGCACGGCCCGAAGGCAACCAAGGCGCTAGTCAAGCAGAGAAGCTCTAACAGCTCGTCCAGGCACGATGGTAAAGAAATCGCAATCTATTGCAAGAACGCAGATGGCGACCCCAATGAGCTTGACCTAGTCTACGACGAGACTGACCAGTCATACTTGCTCTCCGGAACAATCTACATTGAGCGATCAGCAATCAACGATGCGGAGAAGCTGTACGACGCGGAGGCCGACAACTACGTTCCAAACCGATTTAACATTGAGTCAATTCGACTGGCAGTCGTGGCAAACCCTGGGGAAGAGGTCTGCACCATCAACGTGTGGCCTGGTTCATGGACGCAGGTTGGCACACCGGAAACCCCAGCACAGTTCAAGTGGCAGCTAAAGCTACGCCAGCATGACTCTGAGGTGGCTGAGGATCTTGATCCTGCTGCCAGCACGCCAACACTCTCAACAGTAGGCGGAGTGTACGGGAACTTCACTAGCTCTACTGAGAACATCACAAACTCCTACGAGATCAACTGCCTCACGAGCGGCGTGCAGTACAACTTCAGCGTGCTGCCGCTGGTAGAGCTGGCAGTTGTGTCGCCGCAGACCTCTTCCACCAACCCAGACTATGGCGGCACTGGCGCGGTCCACGACCTAAACGGCATCTTGGCCTCCACTAATCCTAATGATAGTGCCATCATGGGCCTGAAGAGCGAGACGCTTGAAGACATTTTTACCGAGTATGTCTCGCAGCTTGACAATGCTGGTGGCGCATACTCTCGGTTTGGCTGGATTCTCAAAGAGACAGCTTCTGGCCAGGCTTACAGCGCTGGTCTGTTGCGCTATTTCACGTCTGGCCAGTCCGTTCTGGAGTTCTTGCGCGACATGTGCGAGAAGGAGATGGCCGCTAACCTGCTTACCACAGACGACGCAAACCGCAGGTGGGATGTCATTGATGACGTGAAAGTCCCTTGGCGTGCGGTATTCAACTTCGTGGGCGTGCGTGGGGCGTCATACCCTGGCACCAGACTGTGCATTGCCCCTGCCAAAAGCGACTCATCTCCACGGTACCTATTTGATTATCCAGGGAACATTGACGTGTTCCGGTACAGGAGAGACGGGAAGAAGCTGCGCAACTCGGTGAGGATTGTTCCGTCAACGGCGTTCCTAACTGGAAGCACAACGACCTCATCTGGGTCCCGATCTCAGGGCAAGTTGGCGGAGAACTCGGCGTCAATCCAAGAGTACGGGTACGCCCCAATCCTCACAACGCAGGCTAACTTTGCTGACGAGACTGAGCTGCAGAAGTACGCCGACTCACAGCTCATTAAGCTGTCGGACATCCTCAACGTCTCAATGGCGAACATTCAGATAGGCCCAGACACCGTGCGTCCGTTTGAGGACTTCTTCCTCGGCGACATCGTGCAGGTGGCCATCCGGCGAAAGAACGTCAACTTCTCCGACCCTATTAACCCTGACCTCATGACCGATGCTTACGTCGTGGGGGGTATCCGATTTGAGCTGCCAGTTGATGGCTCTGAGCGGATTACCGTAGACCTGGTAAAGGCCAGCGATTTCGGCAGAGGATAAGATTATGTGGTATAATCCGACCGAAGGGGACTTCCCTTCAAAGTAGTATTGGAGGAAAAATGGCGAAAGCAAACCTCGTAGAGCGAGTGGGCGAGCTCAAGGAGCAGGGGCTATCGTTCACTCAGATCGGGAACCAGCTCAACATGAGCAAGGACCAGGTCCAGAAGTTTCACAAGAGGTATGCAGAGGGGAAGCCGGAAGACCTGCTGCCAGCTGCGCGCAAGATCACGCCAACGCCGAAGTTCGTTGGTATTGACATTGCGTTCTTTGACATTGAGACAACGTTCAGCAACTGGCGCCGCATGCTCTGCGGATCTATTGCAGACAGTTTAGGAAACGTGATCACGCTTAGCCACGACACCCATCCTGGCAAGAATTGGCAGGATGACAGCGTGCTCGTGAAGGCATACTGCGAAGAACTCGACAAGTACGACGTGATCGTTGGGTGGAACTCAAAGCTCTTTGACGTTCCAGTACTAAACTCGCGCATGCTGTACCACGGCTTCCGGCCGTACGATCCGAAGATGCACCTTGACCTTATGTACAAGGCCACTGGTTCGTCTATCGCAATCGGCCGCAAGAGCTTGGACAACGTGTCTAAGTATTTCGGTGTACAGAACAAGAAGACGCCTCTTGATCCGCGCACATGGGATAACGCAGATCATGGCGACCGAGCTTCGTACGAGAAGATCCTTGAGCACTGCGAGGCAGACGTTTTGGTTCTCCGAGACGTGTACGCTAAGCTCAAGCCGATGGTTCGGATTCTTCACCGATGATCAACGCAGACCTTGAGGGCGCACGCAACATTTGCGTGGACTTTGACGACACCATCTCCGTACGAGTGTTTGGTACAATCGTGCCGGCAAGGGGTGTCATTGAGGGCCTAGAGAGGCTGCGTGCCAACGGATACAAGATCATCATTCATTCCGCTCGGGCATGGGAAAAGTTTGAAGACAGAGCAGAACGCATTGACGAAATGCGCTACTATTTGGACACCTGGGGTGTGCCATACAACGAGATCTGGGTCGGGGCTGGAAAGCCTGTGGCCAAAGCCTACGTTGACGATAGGGCGCTCAGATTTGACAACAACTGGGATGCAATTGTAGAATCCATCCTGAACGGATAAAGTTCTCCCCCAGCCGGGCGCCCCTCCGGCTGGGGGGTCTAATTGGGGCAATGGAGGGGCGATGGTTAAGAAGCTCATTGGAGACCTCTTTGACGAGGGCCTCCGTAAGGGACGCACAGAGCGTCCCGCTAGTGCCAAGTGGCGTGGCTCCCTACTGGGTAGCTGCCTACGGCAACAGTGGTACTACGCCAAGGGCGTAGAGCCTACGGACGTCCGCGGGGAAGAGGTCTTTCGTATTTTTGAGCGTGGGCACATCATTAACACGGCGTTTAACGAGCGGCTGCGGGGCTCCGAGCACCTGATCTCCTACGAGGAGGAGGTGCCTGTGTCGATCCCAGAGCTGAACTTTGGCGGGAACGCCGACGGTGTGGTACAATGGAAGGACGGCCAGCATGAACTGATTGAGTACAAGTCTGTGAAGGATTCGGCCTGGAAGTTTATTCCAAAGCCGGAGCATCAGATTCAAGCGTCAATCTATGCGGAGTCGTTGCGGCGAATGCGAGGCCACGACTACTCAGCACGGTTGGTTTACATCAGGGCAGGGGATCTCGCCACCGAGGAGTTCATCGTTGATGAGTCGTGGCGAGAGAAAGCTCTGAGGATTCTGGAGGTGCTGAACAGTGACCGATTCAGTGACACCCCTCCGTGGAGACTCCCGGAGGAGAAGTACAGGTCAAAGAAAACGGGGAACTGGCTCTTCCCATGTGGGTACTGCGAGTTCTTCACCAAGTGCAGAGGAGGAGAAGATGGCAAGTAAGACGCTGGCCGGCAAGCTGGCCGAAGTCATGGGCGAGATTGGGTACATCGCCAAGGGCGGTACCAATCAGGCCCAGGGGTATAAGTACGTTATGGCATCGCAGGTGGCAGATACCATCCGCGAAAAGCTGGCGGCCAAGGGAGTTGCGATCCTTCCAGGCGACATTGAGAAGCTGAGCGAGGGCCCATCTGCATCTGGCAAGCAGGTGATCCTTACGTTCAAGTACTCGTGGCATCTGGTGGATGGCGAGACTGGCGAGAAGCACACGATCTATTCGCTTGGATCTGGTGCTGACTCAGGGGATAAGCACGTGTACAAGGCCACGACTGGTGCCCTCAAGTACGCGCTGCTCACGACGTTCCTCATCCCGACTGGGGACGATCCGGAGAACGATTCGGGAGACGCAGCCATCGCTAAGGCGGCGAAGGAGGTCTTTGGCGACACAGTGAAGCCTGTAGTAGGTCAGTCCAAGAAGGCTGACGGAGAGTGGGAGTTCTAATGGATAGGGTTGATCTTTGGCTCACGGACAAGGTAGCTCCAGTGAAGGAGAAGACCAAGGCTGGTCGAGACGTTTGGAAGTTCTTCGGCAGCATGCAGTCCTATGCGTACGACGCATTCATGGGCGCTACTGCTGACGTCCGTTCAAAGTCCGAGGCACCGAATCGCTACGAGCGCGTAACGATCTTGGTTTTTGAGGCTGACCTGGCCGCGCACATCCAGAAGATCTATGATAGTACGGTGAACCGCGAGACGAACGATCCGCGTCAGCACCTACACGTCATTGGCAAGCTGGAGGAGCGCAGCGACAAGGACGGCAACCCGAAGGGGTATAGCCTGCTCGCCAATGAGGCAAGCCCGTTGATCTGGGGGCCTCTGAAGAAGCGCTCGTGATTGACGAGACAAAGTTTGTAGACGAACTTGAGGATGGGCTCATCGGTCTTGGTATCCAATACCAAGCCGATGGCTCTCCCAGGTACGTCGCAATCTACAGCAAGGAGGCATGGATGGGAGCCTACAAAGACAAGGCTATTGACTTCATGAACGCTCATGGCGCCTACAAGAAGGGCGAGACAGAGCAGCTGCTGCAAGAGGGAGAGAAGCTCTTCTGGGAGCTGATGCGCAATGCCGGCACGGGAGTCGGCGCACCTATTGCAGTTGTGGAGGAAGAGGATGACGGACAAGGCGAGACAGGGTCGACTGAACCGGTCCAGGGGTAATGCCTTTGAGCGGGAGACCGCGAAGAAGCATGGTGGCCGCAGGACTGGCATGTTCGGTGGCCCAGACGACGTGACGGTGGATGGTCTGTTTAAGATCCAGACCAAGGTCGGCACGATGTTTTCCAATAAGTACTGGGGATGGTTGAAGAAGATCGTTGTAAAGGCTGGGGAGATCCCCTACCTCGTGATCGGCGATGCACCTGGAGCTGGCACACAGCGGCGGGTCATGGTCATCATGGATGAGCGGGATTGGTTGGAGATCAAGGAGAAGCTTTATGGCAGTACCAAAGAAGGGCAAGCCAGCGAAGGGGAACGTAGCCCTGGTAGCGGCGAAATGGGGAGTGGCATTTAATATCGTTGCCGCTTCGTTCATTGATAAGTACTTTGAGGGTGTCCCAGAGGACAAGCGGGAAGAGGTTAAGATCCCGTATGACGCAGTGCTGCAGCTTTCTGCAGGCGTAGCCCTAAAGATTGTGGAGCTTGAAGATGGCGACGATGCCCGATGAAGAGAAGCAGACTGAAGGTTTTTTTAGTAACGTCAAGCGCGGAGCGTCTGCAACTGTTGCGCACCCTAGGTTCCGAGACACTTTTATTCCGGCTGCGGGAGTCTTTGGAGTTGTGGCTGGCGTCTCGGCGAACGTGGCCTTGGCACTAGGTGCGTCGTTGCTGACGTTCGCACTGGTAGATAAGAAGCGATGAAGCACGGTCTCAAGTGCCCTGTTTGCAGCGAGCCTAGTCTCGTTCCAAACAGGGCCAAGGCCGTCGTCGTTAATAACAAGTCGTTGAGGGTGATGGACTGCAAGGCATGCGGCCTTAGAACAATATCTGTGACCCAGTTCATCACTCCAGAGATGGCAGAGAAGATTGTAGAGGAGTTGGAAGATGAGCGCTAAGCGAGAAGTACCAGAAGCTTTCACACAGTATTTCAGTGAGCTGGCTACTGAGTCACATGAGATCATGGTAGAGCGCCAGGCCGGTTACGGCCCAGGCAACATTGAGGCACTCGGTCCCTACGGCGTGTTCTCACGTCTGGCAGAGGACAAGTGCTCCCGTGTGGCTACGGCCCTCCAGGGTAAGATCGTTGACGGCAAGGCCGTAGTAGCTGAGGACTGGTTTGACGACAGCGTCCACGACGCTTTGATCGACATCCAGAACTACGCCAAGATCCTCATTGCCCTTGGCCAAGGGAAGTGGTCCTTTGTGACCCGCGGCGTACCGCCCAAGAGTTGGGCTGCTCTGGACGAGAAGCTGGACGAGAAGCTGCAAGATGAACTTTCTTAGTAAGAAGGGGATGATCTGGCCCGACGGGAAGGTCCAAGGCATCATCTACTTCGGCGACAAGGGCTGGAAGGCCAGCGCTTGGTATTTGAAAGATGCAACGAAAACGTATAAAATAGGAGAAGGCAGCGAAGTACTGGACAGGCTAAGTGCCGCTGCGAAATTGGACGAGGTGTTCGATGGGTGGATCCAAAAGCAAGGGCGGCGTCGCTAGGATTACCTTCACCAACAACGCCCCAAAGGAGCTCCGGCTCCAGTGGAAGCCGCTCATTGAGTGGATGCGTAAGGTGGCGGTAGCCGAAGGTATCTACGTTTCGTCGCTCACGATCCATTACCATGCCGGGAACCGCACAAAGTGTCCCTTGGGCGAGGCCGATAAGGACCATCCCAAGATCATGCTATGCACGTTCTACGACGATTACGACACCGCGCTCCATGAGCTGGCTCACGTGGCCACTCCTGGGTTCCACTCAGCTGAGTGGTCGGAACTGTTCGTCGCCCTGATCAACAGGTGGCTCAAGGGTACGGATCGGGCGCGAGCTATTTACCACGCCTGCAGGGATTACCGAGGCTGCTCAAAGGTGGTGCAACGTGGTCTTTAGAGAGAAGAAAACACGGGTTGAAAAAGATGTGCTAAGATTGTTTGTGGAGGACGCTAAGGAGCAGGGGATGTCCCTGCGAGCGTACTGCCGCAAGCACGGTATTGACTACTACCAACTGACTGGGTATCCTAGTCCGGTAAAGGAAATACCGTTAGAGGAGGCACTACATGGCGAGAAAGAAGAAAGAAGCTGAGGAGGTCCTCGGCGCCGGCGACTACGTCAATGACGGCAGTTGCCCAATCTGTGGGAAGTACAAGAAGAGGATTGATGCCGGAAAGATGAAGCCTTGCTTCATGTGGGAGCGCATCAAAGAGGAGGAGAGCGAAGATGAGTGAAGACGCATACGGCAACAAGGTATATCGCTGCAGCGAGTGCGAAATGAGTTTTGTTGAAGGATTTGAGATTGATCGAGGTCTATGCGACGAATGCGCAGCGAGCATTGACGAGCAGGGCCGACAGGAGAACATCGGGGTGGAGAGCCTCCAAGAGGTTTTGGTAGCTGCTAAAGAGGCGTATCACACCAAGGAGGTCTTTTAATGACGCGCACCAATCGGGAGGCCGAGAGGGCGCTGATTGGGGCCTGCCTCATCTCTGGTGAGGTGGCGTCGCAGGTAGCTGAGCGCGTGACCGCTCAGGACTTTGACGACATGCAATGCCGGCACATGTTCAATGCGATCAAGGTGTTGCTGGCAGCTGGCGTCAGCATTGATATCGTTACGCTTTCTGAGGAGCTGACCAAGTGCGACAAGCTTCAGGAAGCTGGTGGAGCTGCAGGAATCTCGGACCTTATCCGAGAGACGCCAACGAGCTACAACTTTGAGTCGTACATTGACATCGTGATTGACAATGCAATCCGACGAGATGTGCACCAGGCTGCTGCTCGTATTGCTGATGCGTCACGACTAGCCAAGACTGCCGACGAAGCGTTGGCAGAGGCGGAGAGGGCCGTGTCGTCCATCAGCAGGGTGCGTAGTAAGGGGAAGTTCTCCGACATGGATTCGGTCATGGCTGAGACCATGGATCGGCTTGCGGTCATGCAGGCCGGTGGTGCGTCTGGCGTGCCGTCTGGCATTTCTGGGATCGACAGCATCGTTGGCGGTTGGCAGCGCGGAGACCTCATCATTGTCGCAGCGCGGCCGAGCGTCGGCAAGACAGCACTGGCTACAACTATGGCAGCTAACGCAGCATTTAAGAACGCCAAGTCCATTGCAATTTTCTCACTTGAAATGAGCAGGGAGCAGATCGGCAGCAGACTGCTGTCGTCTGTTTCCGGCATTGGCCTGCACGAGATCCGTCACGGCCAACTTGACTTGTCTGCACTGACCGAAGTCATGGCAGCATCTGACCGCATCAAGAAGAGCAAGATCTTCGTTGAGGATGCCCCAGTTGCGTCGCCTGGTGACATGAAGTCTAAGTGCCGGCGGCTCAAGACAGAGCACGGTCTTGACCTCGTTGTCGTGGACTACTTGCAGCTCATGTCGCCAGACCGTGGCAACAAGGACAGCAACCGAGTCTACGACGTCGCCGAGATCAGCCGAGGCCTGAAGGCCCTTGCCCGGGAACTAGACATTCCGGTGGTGGCACTCAGCCAGCTCAGCCGATCATCGGAGTACAGGGAGAACAACGAGCCGAAGCTCTCAGACCTTAGGGATTCTGGGGCCATTGAGCAGGACGCCGACGTTGTACTCATGCTGTGGAGGTCAACAGACGTATCACTTGACGTGTCAGTTGAGACAGTTCATTGTAAGATAGCTAAGCACCGCAACGGACCAACGGGTCGGACCGAGTTGATGTTCAACCGGACGACGGCAACGTTTAAGGGGGCGTGATATGACACCGAAGTACGAGGAGTTTGAGGAGAAAACGAAGGTAACGATTGAGGTTGAGTGCGAATGCGATGGGGTGTGCGAGCATCTTGTTGCGGAAGTGCAGAAGGCAATGCAGAAGTCGTATAACGATGGAGTAAGGGACGGGGCGACGAACGCCATGGATCGGATAACATCGTTCTTGCAGAAGCATTACCCGAAGGAGTTCGCTCAGGCGGAGCGAGAGATATTCCAAGAGCAAAAGCGGGAGAAGCTCAATTGACAGCCCTCCTCTTGGCCCTGGCCCTGGTCTTCCCAACACACGGGGAAGCTACCAAGGTCAGGGCCACTTGGTATGGGTCGACTAGCGGCCGCTCTGGATTCTACTGCGTACAGGGCTACAAGAACACATGCCCACCGTACATGACTGGCGAGCGGTACATGTACGCAGCAGTACCAGGCTTTAAATGGCGCGACAAACCGTACAAGGTTGAGGTGTGCTACAATGGCGGCTGCATCAGGGTGATCGTTAGGGATTGCCTGTGCAGTAGGAAAGGCGACGGGTTTATTGACCTGTCGCCAATTGCTTTTGTGGCGCTTGCCGGAAAGCTAAAGAGAGGAGAGATATGGGTGACCGTAAAGCGAATCAGCTGACGAACGCGTCATTCTTCTCTGGAGTAGGAGGGATGGATCTTGGATTTGAACGAGCAGGAATCAAGACAGTTAGCTTCAGCGAAATTGAGCGATACCAAAGCGGAGTCCTTGCCAACAACTGGCCAGGAGTCCCCAACCTTGGAGACATCGTCAAGCTTGCCGCTCATGAGCTTTCCCAGCCGCTACAGCATGCAGCCGACGAAGTTCAACGACATAGCGGACCCACTGACGATCAAGGCGGGTCCACCAGCAATAGCTGGCGGGATGCGGACATCTTCTCTGGAGGATTCCCATGCCAAGATCTCAGCATCGCAGGACCACGCAGAGGATTTGGCGGAGAGCGATCCGTCCTTGCCTTCACCTTCCTTGACCTTGTGGAAAGATTCAAGCCTTCCTGGCTGGTGTTGGAAAACGTCCCAGGCCTACTCAGCTCCTCTAAAGGCCGCGACTTCGGAAGACTCATCGGTGAAATGGATGAACTCGGGTATGGCGTGGCGTGGCGCATACTGGACGCGCAAAACTTCGGAGTCCCACAGCGCCGCCGTCGTGTCTTCATTGTGGCAAGTCTTGGATCAGACCGTGCCGGCGAAGTACTTTTTGAGTGCGAAGGCGGCTGCAGGCATCTTGCGTCGGACGAGAAAGCGCAAGGTGAACGTGCCTCAAGATCTGCAAGACGTGTTATCTCAAATCTCCACGCAGGAAGCGGAGGGTGGCGAATCTCAGCCGAGGACGCCGTCGGAGGACAGCTCGTACTGGGCACGGAGACTGACGCCAACGGAATGCGAGCGTTTAATGGGGTGGCCACCAGGGTGGACTGTCAACCCTCAGTGGATGAAAAAGAAGGGCTCTACGGGGCGGAAATAGGCCTCTACGGCGATTCTGTAAGGGGGCTAGACTCTCGCAGATACGAGTGTTGCGGGAACGGGGTAGTTTCTCCCGTGGCGGAGTGGGTGGGCCGGAGACTCGTCCACGTGGCGCTGGGAGCTTAGGCCCCCCCCCCTTCGGGCATGTGAT